GGCATGATTGAGCAGTGTAAAAAGATAGCAAAACGTCAAGAAGAGAAGCTTAGGCTTGATTATGAGCTTGTTCGGGCATTAAAATGTACCGAAATTATGAAAGCAGGCTTTACATTCCGTCCTGGGTCGCGTGTTGAGGTGCTCTGTCACGACATTGTGCCCATTGTTTCACTTACCAAAGACCAAGAACTCGATTTATCAAACTAATGGCACAATTTCCTTATCACCAAGGCGATTTTCCCGACATTAGCGCTTTTGCTTATGACGATTTTACCGAAGGGTTTACCGATGCTCAGGGCGTAGAACACCGTCGTTTGCTGTGGCAACACGCTGCTAACGAAACTATCTTTGAGTGGTGTGCTGATGGTCGTCTTTATGCGGCTATCACTGGTTCTCCTGATCCGGCTGATGATCGTCCTGCCTTTTATGGGTCTGACATTGATGATGCTAATGGCATGTGGCATCGTGCTGCTATTGAGCTGAGTCCTACCGTTCCTATCTGGGAAGGCTGATCATGACTAGAGCCACAGAAGATCAGTTCAACGAACTTCACGGGCTCGTCACGACAGAACTTATTGCCCGCATCAAGTCGGGTGTCGCTACGACCCAAGACATCAAGGCAGCCGCTGATTGGCTGTCTAAGAATAACATTACCGGTCTTCCAATTTCTGGATCTCCGCTTGCTGAGCTGTTTGCTACCTTGCCGGAAATCGAGGTGGAGGACGTAGAAAATGTCATTATCTAACGAAACAGTTCGCAACACAATAGCTGCTGCGGGACTGGCTTTGTTTAGCTGGCATACGCTAACCCTTCATGAGATTGCAAAGTCTGTGGAGGTTTTGCTTAAGACAAGCAGTACCACTGAGGTACGTCTTGAGCGCCTTGAAAACGCAGTCTTCTTTGACAATGCCAACAGGAAAAAGTAAGTCTGCTAAATACTACGCACGCAACCCCAAGGCTGCGGCTAAAAAAGCAGCATACCAAAGAAAACTTAATAAGAAGCCGTCCGTGAAAAAAGCCTCTGAGGCTCGCTGGACGGAACGCCGTAAGCGCGGCATTGCTGGGAAGGGAGGCCCCGACCTTTCCCATACTAAAAAGGGGAAGCTGGTTCTCGAAAGCCGAAGCCGGAACCGAGCACGAAACGGACACAACGGGAGGTCTACTAAAAAATGAGCTTAGTCCGTAACATCAACCGACGTAAAAAAGCGGGTACGTCCCGCAGTAAAAAGAACTCCACCATCAGCCCTAAGGCCTACGCGGCTATGAAAAAGGGCTGGCCCAAGAAAAAGAAGAAGTAAACCACCGTAGAGGACATGCCTCTCAAAGACCCTTCTGCCTACCTTTTTCACCTTAAGGCCATGACTTCCTCTGATGCAAAACGAATGTGGCGAGCAGCGATTAAAGAACACTGGGGTAACCGGTGTGTTTATTGCGGAGCTGACGACAACCTGACTCTAGATCACATTCACCCAAAAGCAAAAGGAGGTCACGACACAACTCATAACATGGTTTGTGCCTGCCTTTCGTGCAACCAAAGTAAAGGCTCTTCTCACTGGCTTAGCTGGTGGGTTGGTCAAGATACCTTTTGTCTTGACAATTTCTCCAAAGTCCTGTCCTGGACAACTGTTTAATCTTTTAAAAACAATGGCTACTAATCCTGCTGGCGGAACCGCTTACGGTGACCTCGCCACCCTTCCTGCTTATCAAAACGTCGGTAACGCCTATCGTGGTGATACCACTGTGGCTACCCCTGACGCTAACTATACCGTTGCAGAACTTCTGACTCTGATCAACGCAGCCGTTAATACTGCTGGTGCTGTTGATGCTGATGGCTTTGGTCTGGCTGAGTCTGTCGAGGCTAGCTGATCATGGCGCCCCGTAAAAGACGCACTACTTCGGCTGATCGCAGCCGGAATAAAGGCAAGGGGGCAAAAAAGGTCACGGGTAAAACCCCTCAGTCTCGTGCCAACCGTCAACGTACTAGCACTGCCCGCGTGACCCGCAGCGGTCAAGGCGGCGGTCGTGGTCGTGTGACCAACGCTTCCCAGCGTACTAGCACCGGTAGCGCTCGCGTTACTGGCAAACCTCAATTGGCACTGCCGCCCGGTAAGAAGGGTGGTTCTTTGGTTAAGCCTAAGTCCCAGACTTCTCGTCAAGCAGCAGCTCGCGTCAAGGCTGCTAGGGCCGCTAAGGGCACCAAAGGTGGAACTCGCGTGGGACAACCCGCAGGTTCCGCTAACCGCATGTATGGCGCTAACGTTGTCAACAAAGCGGTTAATCGCGCTACCAAGGCTGTAAAGGGCGCACGACGCCTTAGCGTTGGACGCGGTGGTTTGGCCGTTTTGGCTTTGAAAGCTGCCAACAAAATTCAAGATCGGATGCTGTCGCCTGAGCAGCTGGCTCTGAAGCGTGCTAATTCTATTACTAGGGAAAATAGCAACAAACCCTTTGTAACCAAGAAAGCGCTTAGGAACGTCAACGCTGTTGACCCCATGCCCAAAGGCAAGGCTAAAAAAGCCAAACCTACTGCTGGCACCAGTGGCGTGACCAGCCGTAAGAGTGGTTCTTCTACTAAGGCTCGTCCCGCAGCTGTGGCAGCTCCTAAGAAAGCTGCGGCTCCTAAAAAGACAGCTCCTAAGAAGTCCGCTATCCATACCTATAAAAAGCATGGATCGGCCCTTCACGTTGGCCGTTATAAGACTTTGAAAGAGCACCGGGCAGCCGTTGCTAAAGCCAAAAAAGACAAGAAGAAGTAAAATGCCACAACGTAAAAAGAAGCCAATCACGGTTGGCAAAAGAACGAGCTACATGACAGGTAAGCGTCCTGTCAGCGCTAAACCCAGTCAGGCAAGCAAAGTCCGCGCTGCTAAGAAGACCACTTCTTCCAAGTATCGGTCTCGTCGCCAAGCTGCTAGCAAAGCAACTGTAACCACAGGTGGCCAAGGTACTCCTGGTTCAGCCAAGGTTACTACGGGTCGTGGTCGGAGCGGTCCCAAGCTTCCCAAACTGCCTTCCAAAAGCCCGAAGGCTACTAGAGGAGGCGCTGCTGGACGCGCACCGATGCCTAAAGAATCGGCGGCCCGTAAGGCGGCCCGTCTTGCTAACCGCGCTGCTAAAGGTTATGGCCGTTCGGTTGCGAGCATGGTTCTTAAAGGTGCTGCAAAGAAGGCACTAGGTCCCTTGTCAGCTGGTCTTACTGTTGGTAAGATGATGCAGAAGCTGCCTAAAAACGTCTCTACCAGCGGACGTGGCTCTGGCCGCGCAGCTTTCAAACCCAAAAAGAAAAAACGCTAATTCCATGAAAACTATTATCGCTTCTGCTCTGATCATCGGAGCTGCTTCCCCCGCCTTTGCTGGCCCCTACGTCAACGTGGAGGCTAACAGCGGATTCTCTGGCTCTGATTATTCGGGCACTTCCACTGACTTCCACATTGGCGCAGAAGAAACCTACGACAGCCTAAGTGTCTACATTCAAGGCGGTCCTACCCTCTTCTCGCCCGATGGTGGTGAGGCTGAAACCAAGTTTACCGGTAAAGCCGGTGGCTCTGTTGCTGTGTCTCCTGCGCTTGCCGTTTACGGTGAGCTGAGCATGAAAGCAGACAAAGTTAATTCCTACGGGACTAAGGCCGGTCTGAAGTATTCCTTCTAAGGGTCGCTTAGACCGACCTAGGAGGCTCTCTAGGGGGCCTCCACCCCGTTTTAGGTATCTTCCCTTATGTCACACAATATAGGCACCCCAGAGGCCCGTCTAGAGGCCAGTTTCCCTTTGTTTCTTTCTCTTGTATGGAAGTCGCTCGACCTGCCTCCTCCAACAAGGGCTCAAATAGCTATCGCTAACTACCTCCAAAATGGACCAAAGCGACTCCAAATCCAAGCATTCCGGGGACTCGGAAAAAGCTGGATCGCTGCTGCCTTCGTTCTCTGGACGCTATGGAACGACCGTGATAAGAAGATCCTTGTTATTTCTGCGTCTAAACAAAGAGCTGATGACTTTACCATCTTTTGTCAAAAATGTATTCTTGAGTTCGATTGGTTGGCTCATTTTCGCCCTGTGGACGATGACCAACGATGGTCGCGTGTCTCGTTTGACGTGGCGGGCTGCCGACCCGCTCAGGCGCCGTCTGTTAAAAGTGTCGGAATCACCGGTCAAATCACCGGGTCTCGAGCCGATCTTATTGTGTTCGATGACGTTGAGGTTCCCGCTAACTCTGCTACCGACTTCATGCGTGAAAAACTTTTGCAGTTGGTTACTGAGGGCGAGTCCGTCCTTACCCCAAAGGAAGACAGTCGTATCGTGTTTCTCGGCACGCCACAAACTACTTTTACAATTTATCGTACATTAAGGGAACGCAACTATCGTCCCTTTGTCTGGCCCGCTCGTTACCCAAAAGACCTTACCGGATACGACGAAGTACTAGCACCGCAGCTAGTAAAGGACATTGAAAAGAACGGACACGAAAACATTAAGTGGAAACCGACAGATACTCGGTTCTCGGAAATTAACCTACTGGAAAGGGAAACCAGTATGTCGCGGAGCAACTTTATGCTCCAGTTTATGCTTGATACGTCGCTGTCGGACGCCCTTAAATTTCCTCTCAAGCTCAGCGACTTTTCAGTATTACCGCTTGACATGGAGAAGGGTCCGAGTGACTTGGTCTGGGGATCCGATAAAGAGACTTTGCTTGATCTTCCTGCTGTGGCTCTCCCTGGGGATAGATGGCACCGGCCTAAGACTACATCGGACTTTGTCCCCTACGGGCAAACTATTGTTGCGGTGGACCCCTCGGGACGCGGAAAAGACGAGACCGTTGCGGTGATCATGAGCCAGCTTAACGGGTTCATATTTGTCCGTGACATCTTTGCAAACCAGGACGGTTACTCCGATAAAACCCTTTGTGAAATCCTTAGGCGAGCAAAGAAATACAAAGCAACACTCTGCCTGATTGAGTCGAACTTCGGTGATGGTGCTGTCATGGAGCTGATGAAGCGACACGCAGCTGAAATGAAGACACCAATTGACTTCGAAGAGATGCGTGCTACCACGCGGAAGGAAGACCGCATTATCGATACGCTTGAGCCTGTTCTTAACCAGCATAGGTTGGTGATTGATCAACGTCTGATTGAGTGGGACTATACCAGCAATCCAGACCTTAGTCCAGAAGAACGGCTTCCCAGGATGCTCATGTACCAGCTTACCAGAATGTGTCGTGAGAAAGGGGCCGTCAAACACGATGACCGCGTCGATGCTCTGGCTCTTGGGGTCAAGTACTTTCAAGACATCCTCGCCATCTCCGCTAAGGAGGCCCTCATCCAGGCAAAGCGTGCTGATTGGAACAAGATGATCACCGCCTTCATAGACCACCCACAGGAGGCCACAGATCGCCTTGTTCTTGGTCAAAATTACGACAACCTTTCCTCAGCTGAAAACGCAGTCCACCACTGGGTTTAGACCTAAGGTGCTCTGTGATACCGGAAGTGTGGTGCCTTCCGGTGTGGAACAGCGGTATTGGGGGGACCGAACCCCATCGTCCCCCCTCCCCAACGTTCCGCGTCGATTCCATTAGCACCACAGATCTTCTTTTTCTTTTGTCAACGCCCTTCGGGCGAACGTTAGAGCGGTTAGGGAAGACGGAATCGACACCCAATTGGGGGGATTATAGGGGGGTCTTCTTTAAAAGACAACCCAAACCAGATAACCCCTAACTAGCTATGGTTAGTGAGGGGCGAAGCCCCGAGCGTTAGCCTTTCGTTTCTTTGGACAGAAAAAGAAAAAGACCAAAGAATAAAAAGGCCGACCATAACGTAGTACCATTCCTCTTGTTCTTCTTTTACCACCAACTCCAATGACTACTTGTCGTCTTGTTTCTATTAACCCAGACGCAGAAGAAATGATTGCTTACTGTGCCAGAGTAAGTAACCCACAAAACCAAGAGAACCACCAGACCGTGGAGAAGCTACTTGGATATTGTATTAAGCACGGTCATTGGTCGATCTTTGAGATGGCAAACATGGTACTAGAAGTTAATACCACTCGATCAATAAGCGCCCAAATACTGCGTCATAGGTCTTTCTCCTTTCAGGAGTTTAGTCAACGGTATGCACGCATGGATGAGCTTGGTGGTATTGATCTTCCTCATCTTCGGAGACAAGACACAAAGAACCGACAGAACTCACACGATGATCTGACTCCAGAACAAACCCAAGGCTTCTATCGCCGTATAGCACAGCACTACGCAGAGGCAGAAGACCTCTACCACGAGATGGTGTCGTC